CCGAAGATACCCTGACCAAGGTATCAGCCAGGTCCATGTATTTGTTGGCCTCTACTTCGAACGGTGTTCCTATGGCGATGAGAATCTTTCCGGCCTGAGCTGGATCCAGTCCTTCCTCGAGGGCCGCAAGATAGGAGGCGGCGGCCGCGGCTCCATATTCTCCAATCGCATCCTGAAATAGAGCGCCGGATTTCTTGAGCCTAGTGATCGTATCGATCACCTGGGTCATGTCGAAAGGAGTCTGTGCCTGAACGGCAAATGCGGTCTTCCTGGCTTCGGCAAGCTCTTTCTTTGTGAGCCTGGCAGCCTTTCCCGATTCATAGAGCTCTGTTTTGAGTCTGATCACTCCCGCCTGAAGATCGGACGCGAGCCCAACGGCGGGAGCAAGGCCCTTCTTCAGTTCGTAGGCGGCGAGCAGCCCCTTACCCCCCTTGCGCAAGCCTTCGGTCATCTGGTTGAAACTTCTCTCGACGTGCTTTGCGTCTTTTGCTAGACTCAAGACACGACCACGGAATGCCTGAATCCCACGGGATCCGGCATCGATCATCGTGAATTTCAGTGCAAGGGTTAATACAGACATGGACTTTCAATTGTTGATGGGTTGGGGCCTTGGTTTCGCGGTAGGAGGCCTGGTGCTCTGGCTCTTTATTCGGATTGCTATTGAGCCCTGGTTTTTCGGCCTTCTACAACGTAAGTGACCGTCTCTCCCTCTCCTTCGACGCGCTCCGACTCCGGCTTCAATGCCTCGCAGATGACGTCTTTATAGGAATCAAGAGACCCCTGGAGCATCCCCAGGAGCCCCTCCTCTGACCACCCGGTCTTCGTCGCCACCAGAATCATCTGGATCCGCAGGGGCTTCAAGGCTTTCTCGAAAAAAGCGGACTTTCTCTTCCACCTCCTTCTGTGCCTTCTGGAGGATCTCAATATCATCAGCATGGAGATCCAAGATCATGGTCCCGTCAATCATTTCTCTCGGAATTTTCCCCAGCTTGTTGATCTGGCGAGCAAGCCTCGCAATCCCCGTGTAATAGTCCAGCCTGGGATCGGATTTGACGAGTTTCTTCCCGCTCTTTTTGGCCTCTTCTTCCTTGGCGGCGTCGGCCACGAATCCTTCCATTATGGGATCGCAGAACGCCTCGATCTGGTTTCTCACGAGCTCGGGCTCGATCGTGAATTCCCGTTGCCACTCCCCGTGATAGAACACGCCGATCCCGAGCTTGCCGGAGACTTCAAATTTTGGTCTTTCCACGACTCTTACTCCTCAATCTTGTCCAGGGCATACATGTCGAGAGTTCGACGAGCTTCGTCATCGACGTTGTATCGCTCCCCGACGTCGGTGACTCCGCATTCGAGATAGCTCACCCGCTTGCCGCCGCCTTCCTTGGGAGAGATGGTGATCTTGGCGTCGTCGATCGCGTCCCAATCGAGATCTCCTGTCTTCGGAATGACGACTTCCGCTCTCAGGGTAAAGTCAGGGGTGAGCTCAACCGATCCTGCCGCCCGACCCTTTCTGTTCATGGTCTTGACGACCTTCCGAAGGGATCCGCGCGTGACCTCGAGGCTAAACACCTCGACATCGACCGAGTCGACCTCCATGACAATGTTTCCCACGTATTTCTTGGCCATTTTTGCCTCCTTGATGTCGATGCTTCACATCGAATACTGCACCGAACCGTTTACAGGATCATGTTGATCCTGGCTGCGAATATGTGAAGCCCGGGAACGACCGGTGTTGGAAGATCGGCATTGATTCTGCCCGCAACGTCTTCGTCGACCTCGAAGATGAACTCATCTTTGTGCTTGTCGATCTCCTTGAGGATCTCGGCTTTCTCCAGTCTCTTCGCCACATCGAGAATCTCGGATCGCACCTTGGCAGGGGTTTTTTCAAGAAGCTTGGACCTCCCGAATTTTGCTGCGACCCGCTGCCTGTAGGCCTTCCGCGAGTAAAACAGAATGAGCGGCGAGGTCGTGTCGAGAAGAGCATCGTCTTCTTCTCCGGCGGCGTTCTTGGTGTAGGTGGTCACGCTGCGCCTGATCTGGACGACCTCCCCAGGCCCCACCTCCAGAGGAGTAATGCCGTTCCACAGGGCGCTTTCGATTTCGGTTTCGGTGGGGCGGTCTTCCATGTCCGGAACGCCGATGCCCACCAAGGGCAATGTGTTCCTGGGCATGGCAGGGTCTTCCTCGCCTGCGTTGACCGAGCCGTAGGCGGCCGCGATCTCGTAAGACATGGACGGCGACCCTTCGCACCAGGGACCGTCCATCCATCCGCTGTTGATCGAAGCGGCGAGCGTTGTGGCGGCTGCGAGCGTCCCTCGTGTGGCGAACATCCCCATGCCTTCCCGCTGCTCGAGGGCGTTTTGCATGAAATCGAGATGTGTCTTGAGATCTCCCAGGTTCGTCTCGTCGTTGAGGGCCAGAACGTTGAAGTCATATTGCATGGGCTTGGCCGTATCGAGCGCATTCTCGGGATCCGGATCCGTCGCACCATTGGCCATATCCACGATCGTTGCCGTGGTTGTGATGTCTCTCGACCAGACGGCCTTGAGCCTGATGTCGTTTCCCAGGGTACCCTTGTTCTTGGCGGTTAAGTCGACCTGGGTGTCGTCTCCGCCGTTGACGGCAGCCGTCAAGGGCAGATCCGGGAGCTTGGTCGTGGCCATTGCGGCGACCAGGGCCGCGGCGATCTCGGTCGGCGTGTCTTCGTTTTCCACCAGAACCTCGACCTTCTGGTTACCTATCCAGACCGTGAGCGTGGCCGTTCCGGTGGCGTCGCTTGCGAAGGTGATCGTTCCCGTTGCGGCCACTCCTTCTCCGTTGTCCTCCATGCTGCAGGCATAGAGATTGACATACGGATTTGCCTTGAGCGCAGCCGAGATCATGAGCGCCAGAATCGATCCGCGACCGAAGTAGGTCCATCCTTCGGATTCGTCGAAGATGGAATACACCGTTTCCTTCGTGGCGTTGCCCGATGAGGTCATCTGGCCGATGAGCAGCAGGCTTTGCCTGTTCTCCGGAAGCCCCCTCTGGGCAAGTTTGGTGTTGAATTCAAAGTATCGACCCGATCTGCGGATCGACTTCGGGATTTCATTGAATTGCATCGTCATGGCACAAGCCTCCTTTGTTCACATTAATCTTTTCCCGCCGGCACAGCTGCGGGGGATATTTCAATCGCCCTGAGTCGCAGGCGCAGGCCTTTCCTTGGCCGGAGAGGGCTTTTCCTTTCTCGGCGCGGCCATCTTCTTCAAGGAGCCCTGCCTGATCTGCTTCCGGTAGTAGTAGGAATCCTTGACTCTCACGGGCGTTTCGCTCGAGATATGGATTCTGGGCCGGCCCTCCTTGGGAACAATGAGCCCTGCTTTCGCGACAATCCATATATTATCCTTTGCCATTTTCAATCCTCCTCCTCGAATTCGATAATGTCTGACGCACGAGGCTCTTCCTCCTCGGGTGGTAAATGATGACGGAGCTCTATGCTTGTAAGATCTCCGGCGTCGTCCTCTTCATTGTATGGTTCATAGTCGAACGAGGTCTCGACCTCGATCGAGTAAATGGACAGGTCCTTGGACTGATCGAGCGATAGCACTCTCAAGGGCTTGATCTCGGAGATCTCAAGCCCCAAGGTTTTGCCTACGATGGTGAAAAGTACGTCTCTGACCACCTGATACGAGCCCACCTCTGTATCGCCCATACCGCGGCGGCGTTCGTATTCGCCACGGAGATTCCGGGCGCCGACGAGAATGAGAAACTGCGCGGTCTCAAGGATCGTGCTCATCGAAGTCTTCTTGAAATCCGATCGGTCATAGACCACCAGCACCGCAGGGAACCTCAAGATGAGGTCGGCTTCGGCCATGTCGAAATCGCCCTGGTAGGTGGCGATCGTCTTGCAATAGTCGCCCATCTGTGTGGCCCGTAGTGCTGCTACGATCGCATCCTCGATCTGGCTGATCATGTCTTGAGCTCTCGTTTCATGAAGTTGGTGAAGATATCGTATATGGCCAGGCGATCGCCCGTGAGGATCTGTGCATAGGGTCTCGCCGGGATCTTGACTTTCTTGCCACGGCCCGCCATTCCGCCAAAATGATGGATGGCGGCATACGGAAGCTTGGTTCCGACCTCGACCTCGTCGCTGGTTGTCCGGTACGTAAACGACCGGAGAAGGCGTCCTGTGCGCATGAGGATTTTCGCTCCGAGGATCTTTTTCTCGGATCCTTTTTTGAGGCCTCCTCTTTGCTTGAAAACCCTGCCGACCGTGCCCCCGGCCCTCTGATATAGAGTCACAGCCGACAACGGCTTCCACCGCTGCGGCCGTCCCTGTTTCTCGAAGGTCTGGTGAATGGACTCGATCATGTGGCTGCCGGTGGCTTCGAAGGCCGGCCTGAAATCAAGCCCCTGGGCCCGACGCATCATGCGCCGGAATTCACGGTCGTCGAATCGGACCTTTGTTGTGAGCCCCTCAGCCATCAGCCAAATCCTTTGAGCGTTTCCTTTGTGAACACGCGGTCGTCCTTTGTAACTTCGGCCCGGGACACGTTGTCCTGGGGAGTCGTTGCGGCCGCCTGGCCAGGTAGTATGGCTTTCCCCTGGGAGATGTCTTTGAGAAGTCCCATGACCTCGTCGTATTGTTCCTTGATGTGATCAGGGACCTTGCCGCGCCGGCGCTGGTAGACCATGTTCACGGCGATCACCACAGCCATGCGCTTTACATCGTCGTCTGCTGTGAGCGGCAATGTGTAATGCCGGCCTGCGTAGTTTTCGATCCTGGATTCCGCGGCCGCTATGACGCCCGAGACGAGGAGCTGGTTCACCTCGCCCACGCGCTCGTCGTCGGTGAGTTGGACCAGGTCCTCCTCGCTGATCAAGTCATAAAGATCGTCGATTTCGATGTAAGCCATTTCTCAAGTCCGTCGATTACGGGCTCTGGGGAGGCGTGGCTTTTGAGGCCACGCCTCCCGCGCCCTTTCCTTTGCGCTTTTCGCGCGTGGTATATCAGTCGAGCCAGGGCACCACGATGAGCTCTGCCGAATTCCTCCAGACATTGGTCGCGCCGGCATCGTTGCGCTCGGCCAGCAGAATCTCTCGGCCCGCCTCCTCATTGGCAGGTCCGACGATCAAGTGCGAAGGCTTGATCCCGAGCGGAGCGCCCTCATCGTTCTTGAAGCTGAGCATGGCCTTCCGCGCTGCCGCGTACTGCGTGGCATTGAGCGTCTGCTTCGATCCGTATGCCAACTGCCACAGCCCCACGCCGAAGCTCCCCCGGTAGTCCACGCCGTAGAGGTATTCCTTCTTCATGAAGACATGCTCGGATGTCCTGGGGTCATCCATCTGGATGAGCTGCGGTCCCGTCCTGCCCTGATAGATGAAGGGCTTGATCGCGCGCGTGCAGTCCAGAAGCGCCCAGATGTTGCTCGAGCCCGCACCCCAGTTCGAAACGTTAGAGCCTGCCACCTTGTGCGTGGTCGAGAAGAATTTCTGGCCGTCGAAGCAGGTTGTGGAGTTCCCGTTGGCCAGGAGCGAAAAGATCATCTCGTCGGGATGAACCTTTGCGCTCCGGCCCATCTCGGAGACCATCGGACTGTAGACCCCGATCTGATCGTCGGCGATGTCATCGCGGTCGACGGCAACCGTCCCTTCGTAGGGCTTGTTCGTGAGCTCGTAATGGAAGCCCTCGAGGCTTTTCACAACACGCTCACCGATCCATTCCCGGAGCTTGGGGAAGTTCCCGAGCCATTTGTAGTCGAGGCTTCGACCCTCGGACGGCGAGAACATGGCCACAATCGACCACTGGTTTTCGGCCTCGGTGAAGGCCTTGTTGAAGATCGTCGAAAACGACTTGTAGATGCCCGCAAGGTTTGCGGCGTTAACAATCATCGTCCTTTCCTCCCTATTGGGTTCATTATTCCAATCTCATCCGAACGAATGCGACTCCTCGGTTACGCTGCGAAGGTCACGCTTTTGTCGGCCTGGTTGATGTTCGCAAGCTTTTCATCGGCGTCGTCGCCGCCGAGGCGCGCTGTGACATGCACCAGGTCGTCGGCCGAGTTGGTGAGCGTGCACTCGAACTCGCCGTTTTCGTCACAGGTGACCACGGCGTCGTTGGAGTTCTCGCCGCTCACGAATTCCCCCTTGGTGGCGGTGCCGAGGGTGGCGGTGCCATGAAGGCTCCCGCCGACGGCGTCCAAGGCCTGCAGCGCCAGGGTCGCTCCCCCATCGGCTACGTCATCGAGGAGCTGCTGGACGTCGATGGCGATCGCCGCCGTGGTCGAACCGCCGGTGCCTCCGGTGATGTCGTCCTGAATGATCTTCAACAGGTTCTCCCTCAGTGCGGCGATCTCGGCCAATCCAGCCTCCATATCTTCAGCGTCGAGGATCTCTGCTGCATCCTCGAGCCCGATCATCGATGCGCCTTTACCGTTGGCCGTGCTCGCCAGGTCGGTCTGAAGGTCCTCGAGCTCGGTACGACCCCCCCGGATTTCGACCCAGACGCCGTCGTCATCGACTTCGATGACCTTACCGGCGATCGGAGACGTTGCCAGCGACGACACCGTCTTATCGTCCTCGATGTAGCAGTTTCCGCCCGCATGGGCCTGTGTAACCGCGTTGCCGGACGAATTCTCATACTTGAACACTCCGCGGCGGACTTTGACGGTCACGTCCCCGTCGGAGCCTCCGATGTTGTCCACGGCCTCTTCGGCGCGGCCGAGTGTCGATGCACCGGCCACGATCGCTCCGGCCTTGGCGTAGCCTGCGTCCTCGATCGTGATCCCCCCGGCAAATATCACCGCATCCGCGGCCACCGGGACCACCATGAGATCGCCCTCCCTCCAGGGCGTGTTTCTGTCTTCTGTGAGTGCCATCGTTTTTTCCTCCTATATCAGTGCAATTTTCTGTTCCGCTCTCCCGGTACCGGCTGCCTGTTCTACTGGACAGCGTCCTCCTTGGGGCCGTACTTGGTGAAATCGTCGGCGCCCACGCCAAGCATTCGATTGATCTTGAGCTGTGTGTCATCGGGGATCTCGCTGCCGGTGTTTTCGGTTTTCTTGGTTGTCCTGGCGAGCTCGCCCGCGCTCACAACCACGGGCGCATCCTTGAGGAATGCCTCGAAGCCATCGGGATCGTCGAACGCCATCTTCTCGGCCCAGGGGAGCTGTGCGGCGGTGATTTTCCCTTCCTCGGTGGCTCGTTTTACAAGCTCATCCCGCCTGGTCTCCTTGCCCTTGGTCTCGAGCTCCACCACACGTTTGGAAAGATCGTCAGCTCCGGACGACAGATTCTGGAGTTTGACGATCGCTCCGGTCACGGAGGTAATGCTTGCGTCCTCGCCGAGCGCGAGGGCTTTCATGACATCCGGGTGTGCCACCTGGTGGCCGGCCGAGGTCTTGATGGTTTCGATGATCTTGGCTTCGTCTTTGGCCTCTTCAGAATCCGAGGCGATGCCCAGTGCCTCGAGGATCTTGGTCGTGGCCGTGCGTCCGGCCGCCTCCTCACAGGCGGCGAAGACGTCGTCCTCACCCGCTGCCTGGCCCAGACTGAAAAGCTTCCTGAGTCGTTCGATCAATTCCATTTCGTCCTCCTTTCGCGAAAAATTGTTCATTCCAAAAATCTCTCCGGCGAGCGCCGGCATGGCGATCGCCGGCTTGTTGACCAGGGCGACGCTGTGTAATTCAAGGGGATGTGACTTATCGTCCAACGGGAAGACCGGAGAAAGGTATCGATACTCCCGGCTGCCGATGACTTCTCTTGCTTTATCCGTCCACCGGACAACTGCCCATAGCCCTTGGCTGCCTTTATCTATAAGCCTCCGGATCCAGCCGGCGGCGGGTTTGCGGGTGCCTGGAGGGACCATGATCGTATCGTGATCATAGTCGACGACCACATCGATCCCTCGGGCGTCGAATGCCTTGACCACCCGATCGACGTCGTCTTCATCGACGTATGTGGGGATGCTCATCCGCTCGTGATACCCCAGCGGAGCAACCTGGACTTCCTGCTCCTCGGGAACCTCCCGGCCTTCGGCGAGCGGGATCATCAGTCCAAGACTCGCCTTTGCATATCGGCCGATCTCGAATTTCTCGGCCGCCTTTTCGATCCGGCCGGAGATGATATCTTGTTCGTCGGAAGTGTAGGGCTCCTTGTTCTTCGGCATCCCCCAGTACGAGAGCGCCGCCCGAATGTGAGCTTCGTCGATGGGATAGCGGTAGTTCACCGGATCCGCGAATTGATCATCGGCCAGGTGCTCGAACTCACCGGGCTTGGTCACGTTCCCGCCGGCCTTGATGCCGATCTTGTACCGTTCGGACCTCAGTTCCTGTGCTCGTTTTTGAGCCTCTTTCGAAAGCGCCATCGATTAAATTCTCCGCACCAGGCGGCCTGTGCGGCCCCTTGTGGGCCAAACAGGGTCTGGCCTATACCAATCCCCCAGCCAACTGCTCCATTCCCGCCATTTTGACCACCTCAGACACCGAATAGCTCCGATTTTGTCTTCGTCCCCGGAGATCCCTCCCATCCGGGATCGGGATTGACTCCTGTCGGCGGCCGCCTCGGCTTGAGCCGTTTGCCGGCTGCCACACCGACGACTGAGCATCTGCAACGATGCCCATTCGGAGGCCACCAGGTCGACCAGATCGGATCGTCCCTAGACGCCGTGGTGCCCGACATTGCAGCATGAGATGGCCTTGTATCTGCGTCCCCGATCGCGTGATATCGGAACATGGGCACCAGGTCCTCAACCTCTGGTGCGTGGAGCTGATACCACCTTCCGACTCCGTATGCCGTGAAGACGTTGTTTCTGAATATGGTCTCGATCTGATACCGGTTGTCGCCTGAGTACCCCAGGGTCGACCAGACATCATCGAGGCCCTTTTTCCACTGATTGAATGAGGTCCCCTCGTCGATCGCCTTCTCCAGAGAGCCACGGACTCGCTCGAGCGTAGTCTCGTCGATCGCCTTGGCGATCGTGAATGAAAGCCTG